TGACTGCCCACGAAGAGATGGCAAAAGATTGGGAGGAGCCAGTCATACCGCTTTATACAAAACAAGAATGGGTAGGACTGACAGATGAGGATTGTGATGAAGTTGAGCGTTGGGTAGAGTTCAAAGAAGAAGGCAGTGGTCGCATACCGACTTCCAAACTTATCCAATACATTGAATTCAAGCTGAAGGAACGCAATACATGAAGCGCAAAGAACTAATATTGCGACTGTCTGCTGGTCGTTACCATTTGCGAACAATGATGGGTTGGTTTGAAATGTTTGAGGATTGGGAAAATTACTTGAAGTGTGCCGTCGTATTTCATGAATATGATAGGCTGTTGGAAGAAGAACTAAAGGAGAAGAACATATGAAAACATATGAAGACGAAGAGTTCGAGCGCATTAAGAAAGAATCAGAGTGGCGCAAAAAACAAAGAGTCATTGAAGATGATGACGATATACAAGATTACAAAAAACCTTGGGTAGACTTGACAAGAAAAGAATTTGCTGAAATATTATGCGATGACAGATGGCAAGGTAGACCAGAGTTGATGATGTTGCAAGTACAAGCTAAACTGAAGGGAAAAAATAAATGACTGAAGAAGAAATCATAGAGATGGCTAATAAAGCAAATTTACCTTACGACTATGTTGATGGTGGGGTAATGTGGCTAGATAAACTAGAACAATTTGCCGAATTAGTAGCGCAAAGAGAACGCGAAATTTGTGCTGAGTTTGTAGCAAGCTGGACGGGCCCTGATGGTAAGCATGGCTGTGCTAGAGCATTACGAGGTCGGTCTGATGGAGAATGATTTCCCATTAACTTTGCGTGATTATTTTGCATCCGCAGCAATGCAAGGTATGCTGGCCAATTCAAAACTAGAAGGCACATCTGCCTTTGACATAGCGGATTGGGCGTATTATCAAGCAGACGCAATGATAGAGGCGAGAAATGAGAAAAGTAAGCACGAATAGATTTGCAATCGTAAAGAAAGGCGGCCAATATGCCAAACCTTTTATTGACGACTCACCATACCTGTTGTTTAGACGCAGGATAGATGCCGAGGCTTGCGCGCAAATGGATAGAAAAAACACCTATACAATTGTTCGCGTTCGAGTAACAATTGAACCTTTAGTATATTAAGGAGTGATCATGCCATACGTTAACACACCAAGACCGTATAAGAAAGAATATCAAGAACAGAAAGCGAGAGGCGAAGAAAAGCGCAGGGCAGAACGCCAACGCGCACGTCGCGCCATCGATAAAATGTATCCTGATAAGGACAAAAACGGAGAGGCCGATATTCGCCAGGGTAAAGATGTTGCCCATGTGAAAGCATTGGATAAAGGTGGCTCAAATAAAGCGGGCGTCTTTATTGAAAGCGCACACGGCAACCGATCGTTTAAACGGGATTCCAAAGGTAACCTTGTCTCTGAGACTACCAAGTCCGAGAAGGGTGAAAAGAAACTCAGCAAAGTGGTGAAACTAAAAAAATGATATTGCAAAACTACAAGTGGCCTAGGCCTATGGGGTTTACGCCATTTGAACACCAAAAAGTAACTGCGGATTTCTTGGTAAACAATGGACGTGCGTTCTGCTTTAACGAGCAGGGCACGGGCAAAACCGCCTCGGTGATTTGGGCCGCTGACTATTTGATGTCAGCGAAGATCATCAAACGTGTGCTTGTGATTTGCCCTTTGTCTATCATGCAGTCGGCGTGGCAAAACGATTTGTTTAAGTTTGCTGTACACCGCACTGTTGATGTGGCGTACGGAAGCACGGACAAACGAAACAAAATAGTTAATGGTTCGGCTGAGTTTGTAATCATTAACTACGACGGCATTCCATCAATTGCTGAGTCTGCTTTGGGTAAGTTTGATCTGATTGTGATCGACGAAGCCAACGCATACAAGAATGTGCAAACCAAAAGATGGAAGACCATGCGCAAACTAGTCACTCTTAATACTTGGGTTTGGATGTTGACTGGAACACCAGCGGCTCAGTCGCCTGTGGATGCGTACGGCTTGGCTAAGCTGTGTGTACCGCATAGTGCGCCAAGGTTCTTTGGAGACTACCGCGAGTCAGTCATGCAAAAAATCAGCATGTACAAATGGATTCCGCGGCCTGATTCAAACACAACAGTATTCAACTTGCTTCAACCTGCGATTAGATACGAGAAGTCTCAGTGCCTTGATTTGCCTGAGAAGATGTTTATCAGCAGACACGCACCACTTACAAGCCAGCAGGAAAAGTACTACAAAGAATTGAAAACAAAACTGTTAATGGAAGCGGCGGGCGAAGAGATTAGTTCTATAAACGCGGCGTCTAAGATGAGCAAGCTGTTGCAAATATCTTGTGGTTCTGTATATTCCGATAGCGGCGCAGTGATTGACTTTGATGTATCAACACGGCTCAACGCAATTGAAGAAGTGATTGACGAAGCGAGCCATAAGGTTCTAATCTTTGTGCCGTTTAGGCATACGATAGAACTACTTAGCGCACACTTGAAGAAGGCGGGCATAGAGACCGAAGAGATACACGGCGATGTGCCAGTGCGCAAGCGTACAGAAATCTTCAAACAGTTCCAAGAAGGTAGCAGACTCAAAGCGCTTGTGATTCAACCTCAAGCCGCCGCCCACGGTGTTACCCTAACTGCCGCTGACACAATCGTATGGTATGCTCCAGTAACGTCTACTGAGACATACTTGCAAGCAAATGCACGCATAGATAGACCAGGCCAAAAAAATGCCATGACTATTGTGCATATCGAAGGTAGCCCCATAGAACGCAAGCTCTATGCTATGCTACAAAACAATATCAACAATCACGAAAAAATTGTTGAGTTGTACAAAAAAGAACTCGAAGACACTTGACAAAGTCTAAAGAGTCCCTACAATAATCTTTCACTTCAAAGGAAATAATATGGATGAACAATCTGTAGAAGAACTGTCCGCTGAATATCTTAACATACGCAAAGAGCGTGAAGAGATAAAGCAATACTACGAACACATGGACAAACTGCTAGCTGAAAAGATGGCGGAAGTAGAAACCAAACTGTTAGATATTTTGAATGCGCAAGACGCAAGCAGTATATCTACAAAAAGCGCAACAGTAATTCGTCGCATCACCAACCGATACAACCCGTCAAACTGGGATGCTGTATACGACATGATATACAAGCACAAAGCGTTTGGGTTGCTTCACAAAAGAGTGCACGACACTAACATGAAGCAATTTTTAGAAGAGAACCCCGACGTGTATCCCGAGGGTTTAAATGTTGATAGCAGGTACACAGTAGTAGTTAAACGTAAAACACAGGAGTAAACATGGGTAACATCACCACATTCAAAGACAATCTTCCCGCACATCTTCAAAACGTAAAGTTAGATGATTTCACAAAAGCCTTCACATCAAGCGGTGGATCAAACAAACGTATTTCATTGCGCGGCCGTGTGTTCCGTCTTGTAGATGGCGGCAAAGAGATTGCAAAAAACACAGACCCTCATTTAGATGTAGTGATTGTCAATGGTAGCAAGTCTGTTCAGAAAAAGTATTTTGCATCAGACTACAATCCCGACGAAGCCGCGCAACCTGATTGCTGGTCTAGTAATGGCGAGCGCCCTGATGCCGAAGTCGCTGATCCACAAGCTGATCATTGCAAAGAATGCAAACGCGCTATTAAAGGCTCAGCAAGCGGTGGCAAGACACAATGTAAGTTTTCATGGAACCTTGCTTTGGTTTTAAAGAACAACATGGCGGGCGACATTTACCAATTGGTCGTGCCTTCTAAGTCTTTGTTTGGCACAGGCGATGTTGACCACATGCCTTTCATTCAATACGCCAAATACGTTGCGCAGTCAGGCTACAACTTGAATATGCTTACTACACGTTTGACGTTCGATACTGACTCTGATTATCCTAAACTTACATTTAGCAACGTTGAGTTTCTTGATAGAGACGACTACGATATTTCTGTTAAGCAAGGTGAATCACAGATTGCTGTC